CTGGGAAACAATACTTGCAGCCGTGAGCACACTTATGGTGGGCGCGTTTGCTGATAATACCGTTGGCACCCTTGAATCTGCATTGTCTACAGCATCTTCGCTTTCAGAAGTTCTGGGGCAGATTGCTTCACTCGGGGCGCTAACAGTCTCCATCGGCGTTGCTATTTATGTTTTTAAAAAACTGAATGACATTGCTGATTCCGTAACTAAAAAGGACGGTACAACATCATTCTGGGAATCGCTCAAAAATCGCTGGAATGCGGGTGGGTGGTATAACAACCAGCATGAGGGACCGGGTTATCAGTCTGCAGTGCCGTTATCGCGTCCAGAGCAGGGCGAACTCAAGGTCACTTTTGATAATGCGCCGCCAGGTATGCGTGTTGCTCCGGCGGGTAACTCACTACCCTGGCTTAATTACGATGTCGGCTATAACCGCTTTTCAAATCAGTAACCCGCTTCGGCGGGTTTTTTATTACCCGGAGATTGCATGAGCTGGATTGATAACCTGCAGGATGCTTCATTGCGTGGCGTGCCCTTCAAGGTTGATGAGGATGAGGCTACTTTCGGTAGACGCGTCCAGGTACATGAATATCCCAACCGCGACAAGCCGTGGGCTGAAGACATGGGCCGTGCAACACGGCGTTTCAGTGTTCAGGCATATCTTGTTGGCGATGACTATTTTGAACAGCGCAACAGGCTGATCGAAGCCGTTGAAAAGCCCGGTAGTTGCACGCTCGTTCATCCATTTTACGGTGAAATGACGGTCACCGTTACCGATGAAGTTCGTGTCAGCCATACCAAAGACGAGGGCCGAATGTGCCGCGTCAGCTTCAGCTTCATCGAATCTGGTGAGCTGTCATTCCCCAAAGCCGGCATTGCAACCGGAACGAAACTGACGGGCGCGGCAGCGCTGATGGACAATTTCCTGTCATCTGCATTTGAGGCGTTTAGTCTCGATGGGTTGCCAGACTTCACTCAAAACGGGCTGCTGGATGATGCCACGGAGATGTTCGATACCGTTACCGATGCCATGCAGTACGTGGATTCGGGAATCAGTGCAGCATCCCGCCTGATGCAGGGTGATTTGTCTGTATTGCTGATGCCGCCGTCAAGTGGCATGAATTTTGTGAATCAGCTCCAAACCATGTGGCGCGCCGGTACAAAACTGACAGGCAATGTCACAGACGTAATCTCGATGGTCAAAGGTCTCAGCGGTATCACTCTCGATACCGGACTTGCTCCGCGCGGGGTCTGGAAAACAGACAGCGCCAGCACACAGGCCAGAACGGAGCAGCGCAATTACGTTGCGCAGGCGATCCGTACTTCAGCGCTCAGTGAGGCGGTGAATACGGTGACGAATTTACCAAAGTCCACAGCCTCAACCACGGTCACAAGTGAACAATCCTCCACAGCGGTAATAGTGTCGCACCCGGCAGTAAATGATTTACTGGAAGATGATACAGCGGTGGGTGTTATCACCTCTACAGGAACGGATACGGTTCCGTCCTGGGATGATCTCAACGAAGTACGAGACACGCTTAACACCGCCATCGATCAGGAGATGGTCCGCGTTACCGATGACGGGCTGTTTCTCGCGCTGCGACAGGTACGCACCGCGCTGAACGAAGATATCACTTCGCGACTTGAGCAAACCTCCAGAACGATTGAGCGCGTACCGCCAGAAGTTTTACCCGCAGTCGTGCTTGCTGCTGACTGGTATGACGATGCCGGGCGTGAATATGACATTACCGCGCGCAACGCCATTCGGCACCCTGGCTTTGTTCCGGTTAAAACTTTGAGAGTGCCTGTTCAGTGAATACAACCGTACTTCTTCGCGTTAATGGCCGTGAGTGGGGCGGCTGGACCTCCGGCCGCATTGCCGCAGGCATTGAACGCATTGCAAGGGATTTTAATGTCCAGATTACCCGCTCATGGCCGGGTGATGAATCACAGGTGAGTCGCCGCAGTCGCATCAAAAAGGGCGATAAGGTTGAAGTACTGATCGGTGACGATCTGGTCATCACCGGATGGGTGGAAGCAACGCCTGTAAGGTATGACGCTAACAGCATCTCAATGGGTATTGTTGGTCGTAGTAAAACAGCAGACCTTGTTGATTGTTCAGCAACACCCTCGCAGTACAACGGGCGTTCAATCGTCCAGGTTGCCGCAGACCTCGCCAGACCGTTCAGCATCAACGTTGTGGATGCGGGCGGCGTGTCCGGCGTACTGCAGGGCGTACAGGCTGACCAGGGTGAATCTGTTATGGATGTGCTGAATAAGATGCTGGGACTGCAGCAGGCGCTGGCCTATGACAACGCGGCGGGTGATTTAGTCATCGGCGGCATTGGTACGATTAGGGCTACTACCGCATTAGTGCTGGGAGAAAACATCCTGACATGCGACAGCGAACAGAGCATCAAGGACCGCTTCAGCTCCTATCAGGTTTCAGGCATGCGCGCCGGAAACAACGATGATTTTGGCGAGGCAACGACTACGGCGATTCGTGGCACAGCTACCGATACCGGAATAGCCAGGTACAGGCCGTTGCTGGTCAGGCAGACCGGCAATGCCACGTCAGAAACCTGTGCTGAGCGTAGCGAATTCGAGATGCGCCAGCGCGCCGCCAGGACTGACGAAGTGACTTATACCGTTCAGGGCTGGCACCAGGGAGACGGTAAGCTTTGGCAGCCCAACATGCTGGTGAACGTATTCGATCCTGTTCTGGGGTTTGATAACCGTGAAATGGTGATCGCGGAGGTGACCTACCAGCAGGATGAAAACGGCACCACCAGTGAGCTGCGTGTTGGCCCTGCAGATGCTTATCTTCCCGAGCCTGCAAAGCCCGGAAAACGTAAGAAAAAAGTCGCAGCGGAGGATGATTTCTGATGGCTGGTCCACTCAATGCGCTTAATCGCGCACTTTCAAACGTTCTGGCGCGGGCGGTATTACGCGGTATCGACACGGCCAGCAAGTGCCAGATGCTGGAAATCAGCATGCCTGGCGGTGAGGGCAAAAGTGATATCGAACACCTTGAGCCTTACGGCTTCACCTCAGCTGCACTGAGCGGCGCAGAGGCTGTTGCGGCTTACTTCGATGGTGATCGATCTCATGGCGTCGTGCTGGTGGTCGCGGATCGTCGCTACCGCCTGAAGGGCTTAAAGGGTGGAGAGGTTGCCATTTATGACGACGAGGCCAAGTCGGTAACACTCACCCGAGCAGGGATTGTTGTGGATGGGGGCGGGAAACTCATCACACTCAAAAATGCCCCCAAAGCTCGTTTCGAAATGGACATTGAGGCAACCGGAAAT